CCTGCATCCATATCTTTTCGTAAATCATTTTCGCTACGATAAATAACATGAGTGTATCTATCTGCACGACGTAGATCGGATACTAAATTAGATACATGGAACTGGTCAATAGGTATGAACTCTGATATAGGTCGTCCTAATGTTTCATCATAATAAACTTTCTTAACTGCCGTACCGATTAACGGTAGGTGAAATAACATTTTCTCAAACTCATCGAAGTATTCTGGCATCTCCTCTGTGAGTTGATAGTTCATAAAATCTTTTACACGTTGTGCTTGTTTCTCTTTATCTGGAGTTTGTGCGCCAACCACTTGAGTTTTAACTGGACCTTTACTTGGAAATAATTCTTGTGATGCTTTGGATTGGAACTTAACAGCATTTTCAATAATCAATGGATGTGTTGCAGTACAAGCTCCATCAAATGGTTCTGTTGTTTCTTCTAGTTTTAAACCAAGTAAATCAAAGCCTCGTTCAAATGTTTGTTCCCACTCTTCTCTTGATTCTTTGTCTGATTGATAGTTGTCAAAAACTGTATTAGATATTTCTTCAAGTTGATCTTCTTCCATTAAGTCAGCAAGGTTCATGTAAAAATCCTCACTGATAGAAGCTAACATCTTACCACTGTCTTCATTTAAAGCCATTTCAACTTCACCCGTTGTTGGGTCTACATTAACAGCTAAGTCCTCTTCTTGTTCTTCATTTATATTTACATCAATACCTAAAGCTTCAGACTGTGTATTAAGCTTGTCTTTAGCTACATCAATTGGT